GGGTCGTGGCGCCTCGGCGGGCGTCGCCGGAGCGGTCGGCGCCGGCACGGCCGCGAGGTAGCGCGCGATCGCCACGCGGACCAACGTTTGCGGTGTCACGCCGGCTTCGTGCGCGCGATCGCTGAGCGCGCGATGTTGCGTGCGCCCGAGCGTGACGCTCACCTCGATCGACTCGTCGGCGTCGACGACCGACGGCCGGCCGCGGCGGCGGGGCAGCGTGTTGGTCATGCGACCACCAGCACGGGATCCTCGGCCGGCGTCTCGATCGACGCGCGCAGCGCGAGGTTGACGCCGATCACCGCCGCCATGACCGGGTCGATCCGGCCGCGGCTCTTTTTCTTGATGGGAAAAATGTTCCCCTTACCGTCGCGCTGCACCACGGCGTTCGCGTGCGTCCACGTCATGAGCGGACAGCCGCCCGCGTCGACGAGCCCGCCGAGCACGGCCGCTTCATACGCGCTCGCCCCGACGGACATCCCCGCGTAGGTCTGCGGCACTTCGACGACTGCGTCGCGATCGAACCCGTCTTCGTCGACGAGCGCGTCGATCAGCCCGGCGGCGTGCCACGGGTCGAAACCGATGCGCGCGATCGTGTGCCGGCTGCGGAGCGCGACGAGCACTTCGCGCGCGACGTCATGCGTGATCGCCGTGCCCGGTTGCGTGCGCAAGACCGGCGCGCCGTCAAAGCCGATCTCCTCGGCCCAGCGGTCATACGGCGCGCGGTCGCGGTGCGCGCGATCGGCGAGCGTGTCGGCCGGCGTCCAGACCCAGCGCAGCAGGCGCCAGCCCGCGCGGGTGTCGGTCGGCGGAAAGACGGCGACGAGCGCGAAGAGATCGAGTTTGCTTGCGAGATCGATCCCGACAAAGCACGTCTCGTCGCGCAGATCGTCGGGCGTCCAGTCGTCGTGCTGGCCCGCGCGCCAGCCGTCAACGCTCAGCCACGGCGCCGACGCGCTGACCCAGAGGTTGAGCCGCTTCTGTTTGAATTCCGGCGCCCGGCCGGGCGAGTGCTTCGCCGCAAGCGCGGCTTTTTCCATGTCGAAGGGGTTGACGCTGATCCCGTACATCGGGTTCGCCTTGCGCCACGTCGCTTCGTCGAGCCAGTCGTCCTCGGGGTCCGCGTGCGCAATGAACGCAAACGTGCTCTCGGTCGCCGGGTCGCTCGGCAACGTCTGATCGAGGATCTGGCAGCAGTAGGCGTGCAGCTCGCCGCACGGGCTCACCGGGTCGTCGCCGGCCGTCGTGATGATGTAGTGCAGGAACGTCAGCCGCGCGCCGGTCGCCGACTCCATGACGTCGACGAGGTCGCGCGTCTTATGCGCGTGGAATTCGTCGGTGACGATCACGCTCGGGTTGAGGCCGTCGGTCGAGTCAGCGTCGGCGCCGAGCGGTTCGAGCTTCGCGTCGACACTCTCGCGGTGCAGGTTGTGCGTCAGCACGGCGATCCGCGAGCGCAGCCCCGACGATCGTACCAGCTTCCGCGCGGCATCGAACACGAGCTTGGCCTGCTGCCGCTTCGTCGCGATGCAATAGCCCTCGGCGCCCGGCTCGCCGCAGAAGAACGTTTTATAGAGCGCGACGATCGCCGCTTCGAGTGTCTTGCCGCTCTTGCGTGGCAGCTCGTTGTACGCCGTCGTGAAGCGGGGCAAGCGCGTCTCGACGTGGAACCACCCGACGACTGAGCCGAGCCGGAAACGCTGCGAGTCGCTCAGGTCGATCGGCCGGCCGGCGAATTGCTTGCCCTTGTAGTGGCGTAGTTGCCCGGCGAAGCGGAAGAGCCGATCGGCTTCGCCGCCGTCGAACGCATACGGAAAGTCGGCGGTCGCCTCGTGCGCCCGATCGCGAAGGTGCCGCGCGCACGCGAGCTTGTGATACGTGCCGGCGGCGATCGTGCCGTCGACGACGGCGCGCGCGTAGCCGTCGATCTCGCGCTCAATGCGTCGTCGGCTCGTCGTCGACGGTGCGCCGGCCATGCAGCGTGGGGCCTTTCGTCACGCGCGGGATGCGCGGCTCATCGAATTCACTGAACGGATCGTCAGGGCCCGTCGGCGGGGCGCTCGCGATCCGCGTGCGCGCGCTCGGCGTCAACCCGAGCGACTCCCACAACCGTTCGCAATGGATCAGCGCCTTGTGCGCGATCGACACATAGGGGTTGGGGATCGGGTAATCGTGCGGCGACCGCACCACGCGGCGGTGCGCAGGCGCGTTCACGAGCGCGTCTTGATAGACGCTCCACTGCTGACACGCGGCGATCAGCACGTTCCGGTCGGCGTCGGTGATCATGCGCGCGTCGCGCAGCAGCGGCGCGAGCCGGCGCCACTCCGCGGCGGCGACCGGGTCCTCGGCGATCGCTGAGGGCGGGTCGTCGAAGGTCGCGCCGACGACGGCGAGCACGGGCTCGTCGAGGTTGTACGGGCGGCGGCCGGGGTTGCCGCGGAGCTTCCGCTGGGCGGTCGGCTGCGGCTTCGGCCCCCTACGCACGCGGCCCCTTCGGCGCGAGCGTCATGCCGTAGTCGTCGACGCCGTCGGGCACGGTGAGCCCGTCACGCAGGACGAACTTGTTGGCGCGGAAGGGGCCGTAGTCGACGTGGTGATGCACGCGGCCGAATTTCCAGACGAGGCGCGAGACGTCGGGGTGCAGCCGCACTTGCATTTCGCTTTTCGGCGCCGTGCCCTCGACGGCGTAGAAGTCGCGGTGGCAGCCGCCGCGCACCGTCTGCGTGCCGGCCTTGTATTGCAGAAACGCGTTGAACTGCACCGTGCACCAGCCGGCTTTGAGCAGCCGCAGCGACAGGTCGGTGTCCTCGTTGTAGCGCCCGCGCCAGCGGAACGGCACGTCGTTGCGGATCAGGTTGCACGAATAGATGCGCGTGTTCCGGATGATCGGGTTGACTTTCTGCTTCCGCTTCGTCAGGTAGTCGTACGACGGCCCACCCATCGCGACGGTGACATAGCGCGCGCAGTAGTCCTCCATGCACCGGAAGATCGTGCCGTCGCTGACCGGGATCTTGTCGTTGAGATACAGCCGCGCGAAGCGGCGGATGTTGTCGTCCATGACCCAGTGCCACGCGGCGCCCGCGTCGCGCGCGTGGTCCCATGCGAAGTTCCGCGCCGCGCCGGGGCCCTTGCTCTTCGTCTCGCCGAGCGCGTCGCACGTGTCATACGCGCGCTGATACGCGGGGTCGAGCACGAGCAGGCGCGCCGCGCTGATCACGGCGGCGTACTGCGCGTACTCCGGCGCTTCGATCACCACGTGAAACGGCACGCGCAGCGCGTCGAGCGCCTTCGCAGTGAAGCGCGTATCCGCGCGCCCCTTCGAGACGATGTAGATGGGCCACTGCGGCGTCATGAGCGGCGGATCGCGGTGTAGCGCCGCGGGCGCGTATTCAGCTCCGTGAAGCCCTCACCGCGGATGTAGTCGCGCACGCGCGCTATGCGCGCCTCGCGATCGTCGATCGGGTGCAGCTCGACGAAGAGCGACCGCACACTCGCGAGATCGCCGATCTGCAAACTGTCGAACACGTCGTACTCGGCCGACTCGATGTCGACTTTGAGCACTTGCGGCTGGATAGCGGCGAGCTGCGCGCGCACGTCGAACGCCGGCACGACGATCCGCCGGTGGCGCAGTTTGGGGACCTTGACCGTGCTATGCGCGCCGGTGAAGCCGGAGAGCATGAGCGTGACGGTGGGCGCGCAGCCGGCGGGCGCGATCGCCCCATAGTGCACGATCGCGCGGTCACCGTAGCGGGCGAGGTTCGCCACGAGCACCTGACAATTGTGGGGCTCGGCTTCGTAGCAGTGCACAATGCCCGCGCCGCTTTCGAGCGCGGCAGCGGTGAAGGTGCCGACGTGGCCGCCGCAGTCGACGACGCGATCGCCCGGCGCGATCACGACATCGCCGAAGGGGTTCGTCGTCGTCAGGTCTTTGCGAATGTGAAACGACGACCGCGGCACGGTGAAGCCGAGCGGCAGGATCGCGCCGTATTCCATCACGGCACCTCCCCGACGAACGTCTGATCGACAGCCTTCGGCGCTTCGCGCGGGAACCACAGGTATTTCGTCTTCTCGCTGATCGACTGGCCGACGAGTGTCGCGAACGCGTCGACATCCTCCGGCGTTTTGAAGTGCACGACGATCGACCGGATACCGAGTTGGTCTTGCTGCGCGAAGCCCGGCATCCCGTGCCAGTCGGGCTCGGCCGCCGCGCCGATGAGGATCGCTAACTCGCCGTCATTCCAGAACGGTTGCAGGTCGAGCCCGTCGGCTTTGTCCTGCGCGAGCTGCGCGACGTTCCAGCTCGCTAATTCTGCGGTGCGGTTGTCGTAGAGCGCGAGCTGCCGCTTTTGTTCGTCGCTGAGCCCCGAACGGCGCACGGCGACGATCGTCTCGCCGTCGGTGTCGACGATCTGCACGTTCGTGATCCCCGCTTCGGCCGCCGCGTCGACGACGCCGTTGCCGGCGAGCACGACGCCCGCCTCGTCGATCACGATCGAGCGCGCCGCGCCGACGGTCCGCAGCGCGTCGGCGAGCATGCCGACGTTGCGCGGGTTGTGCGTGCGCCGGTTCGCCGGGTCGGGCGTCAGGTCTTTCAGGTGCGCCATGCGGCTCCTCGTCTCGACGTCACAGGCGCCTGCCCACCGCGAGCACGACGAGCGCGATCAACAGCGCGAGCACGCTCCCGATCGCCTGCCCATGGTTCGCCAGCAGGACGAGGCCGGCATTCACGAAGAGCAGCGCGACGAGGAGCGCGACGGCGGTCATGATCGCGCCTCAGTTTTCAAAAAATGCGCCCGTTCGCGCGGCGCTGCCCAGCGGTTTGGGCCGTCTGCCCGCGGGGCCTTTGGATCACGCTTACCCGGCCGGGCGCCGGTCGCCGCGGCGGTCGATCGGTCCGCGCGCGCGCGACAGACGCGGCACCAGACGTCGCCGATCGTGTCGACGCGGCGGCGACAATAGGCAGCGGTGCACTCGGGGTGGGCGCGACGCCCGACGTGGAGGTGCGTCGTGTCGCCGCTCATGGAATTACACGAGCAGCAGCGCGATGGCGACGAGCAGCACGGCGACCCAGAGAGGCGCGCGGGCGGTGAACGCATGCACCAGCGTGACAACGAGGGCGACGAGCGCGAGCACCGACGCGACGGAGTGCAGCAGCGGCATGGGTTCCCTTTCGGTCAGACGGCCGGGGGCAAGGCTCCTTCGAGCGCGATCGCCTTCCGGCTATTGCACGCGTGACACAACGACTGGTGGTTACGCGGGTCGAGCTTGGCGCCACCCTGCCGCATCGCGCGGATATGGTCGGTGACGGTCGCGCGCGTCCGCTCGCCGCGCTGCACGCAGACAGAATGCACCGCGTAGAGCTTGCCATCGGCGCGCTCGCCACACCACGGATGGGCAGCGAGCCACGCGCGCGACGTGCGCGCCCACTCCGCGTCGTAGCCCCGCTCGGCGGCCGTGCCGCGTGCGCGATCGAGGCGACGACGACACGCGGCACACGGACCGCCGTCGCTCAAGTTCGGGCAGGGAGGCCGCGAGCAGAGCCGTCGCGCACGGGACGCCATCCGCTGCGCAGTATGCACACGCCCGGCACATTTCGTCGAGGAAAAAGTTGGTTGTGTGCCACACTGCCGCGCATGTCGACGACTCGCCGACCGAGCCTGAGCGCGACGCACGCGCACCTGCACCTGTGGCTGTCCATCGCGCACGCGCACACGCCGACACCGGCCGTGCTCGGCGCGCTGCTGCTGGAGGCGGCGCTGGCGATCGAGGCCGTCTGGGGCGCAGCCGGCGCAGACGCGTTCCTTGACGGCGTCGGCGTCGCGCTCGCGGAGGCGCAGCAAGCCGCGCGCGACGCTGAGACGCCGGGACGCCGTCGAGCGCGCCCGGAACGGACGCACTGACGCGCTCAGCGCTCCGTACAGACCAGATCGGCAGACGGCGCGACGTCAGCTATGGCCGGCGCGGCCGACGGGCTGTACGAGGCGCCTGACGCGTCCGC